TAACAATATGAATATCGTTACAACAATGAAAAGAAAACTAACCCAGAAGCAAAAAGAAAAGAGAGATCAACGCCGGTCAGATTTTCGGAAGATTATTAAAACGGTAGCAGATATGACCGTCGAGCAACGGCAGGAAATAGTTGGTAAGATCGGACTGATCCCGACCGTAACCGGCGGTGCGTTAAGCCCGTTTAATTCTTGTATTGTATTATACCAGAATAAAAATGCCTCAATGGTTGGTGGATTCAGACAATGGAAAGCGGCCGGCCGATATATTAGAAAGGGAGAACACGGAGTAGGGATCTGGATACCGGCGGCAAAACCGAAATCTGATGATAACGATAAAGAAGATATAAGATTTTTTATGGGAACAGTTTTTGATATCAGTCAGACGGAAGAAATTAATGAGGAGAAAGCAAAATGACCAACACAGCAGAAACGATCCTGGAACAGCTCGGAGGTAACCGGTTCCTGGTAATGACGGGAAGCCGAGTATTCTCGAAGGGACAGCATTCACTTCACTTAAAACTTGCTCCGAATAAATCCGGAGCTGATCGGCTAACAATTACAATTAATTCGCTGAATTTGTATATGATGCAATTCAGGAAAGGGACCGGCGAATCAGTTTTTGGGATTAACGGAATATTGCTCGCGCAGTTGAAAAAGATTTTTACAGAAAACACTGGGTTTTATATTACTACTATATGAGGGGAATAAAGACATGAGTTTACTAGATTATGAACAATTTCTTTTAAGGCGTCAACAGTCATCACAAAATTATGGATTTGATCCTATCTGGATGCCGGAAAAATTGTTCCCATTCCAAATTGCACTTACAGAATGGGCAATTAAAAAAGGACGTGCTGCGATCTTCGCAGATTGTGGAATGGGGAAAACAGCGTGCCAGCTTACCTGGGCTGAGAATGTAGTTCGGCAAACTGGGAAGAAAGTTTTGATTTTAACCCCGTTAGCGGTAGGACCTCAAACAGTTAAAGAGGGGGAGAAGTTCGGGGTAGAATGTATTCAATCTCGGGATGGAAAAATATCTTCTCAGATTACAATAACAAATTATGAGCAACTTCATAAATTCCGAGCGGATGATTTTATCGGATGCGTCTGCGATGAGTCTTCAATTATTAAACATAATACTGGCGCAACACAAAAGGCAGTTACCCGGTTTATGAATAAAATGCCTTATCGATTATTATGTACCGCGACCGCTGCTCCTAATGATTTTGTTGAACTTGGAACATCATCAGAAGCTCTCGGAGAATTATCTTACTCGGAAATGCTGACAAGATTTTTCAGACAAAGAGATAATAAAGGGCAATTACAGGAATCAAGGAATCAGGAATTTGCACGTATAGCCGTTAATCACTATGCTCGATTATCATTCAGGGTTCACCAGTCAATAGGACAATGGAGATTAAAATATCATGCCGTTCAGAGTTTCTGGCAGTGGGTATCATCCTGGTCCAGAGCTTGTCGGATGCCGTCAGATTTAGGATTTGAAGATGATGGTTTTATTTTACCTCCATTAGAAGAAATTGATCATATCATAAAACCAGAATCACTCCCCGAAGGTTTTTTATTTTCAGTGCCGGCATTTGGATTAAGAGAAGAAAGAGAAGAAAGAAAGAGAACTATAAATCAGCGGTGCGAATATGTTGCTAATTTAGTAGATCACGATCAACCGGCAGTGGTGTGGTGCCATTATAATCAAGAGGGAAAGCTACTTACGAAGTTAATCCCGGATGCGCGGGAGGTTGCCGGGGCAACACCAGATGACGAGAAAGAAGAAATTTATGAAGATTTTCTATCGGGCAAACTAAGGGTGATTGTCAGTAAACCGAAGATCGGAGCCTGGGGATTAAACTGGCAACATTGCGCTCATGGCGTAACTTTCGCCTCTCATAGTTATGAACAAAATTATCAGTCACTCCGCCGGATTTATAGATTCGGACAAAAGAAATCTGTTCGCTGGGATGTTGTAGCAACGGAGGGAGAGCGTAGAGTAATTGATAATATGAGACGAAAATCAAACCAGGCCGATGAAATGTTTGAAAGAATGATGACACATATGACTAGTGCATTAAGAATTAAGCGAACAGAATATAAACACGAAACCGTAGAATTACCCGATTGGGTAAAGGAGTAGAACGATGAGCGAAAAAGAAATTATAACTGATACGTATGCAATTTATAATGGGGATTGTATTTCAATCATGGAAGATATGCCGGATGAATCAATTCATTTATCTTTGTATTCTCCACCGTTTTGCGGATTGTATCAATATTCCAGTGATAACCAAGACCTCTCAAATTGTATTAGTTATGATGAGTTTTTTGAACATTATGGATATTGCGTTGATCAAATTGTACGATTGACACCATCGGGGAGAATATCAGCGGTTCACTGTATGGATATCACAACCGGAAATAGTGGTAATGATCACTTGATGGATTTTCCGGGTGATATAATCCGCCTCCATGAATTAAAAGGTTTTCGCTATATTGCCCGATATCATATCTGGAAAGAACCATTGACTATTCGTAATCGGACAATGATGAAGAGTTTAAGTCATAAAGCACTCACACTTGATTCTACTAAATGTTCAGTTGCTAACGCGGATTATCTTTTGATATTCCGTAAGACTGGAGAAAATCAGATCCCTGTTGCTCACCCTAGGGGATTAATGAATTATGCAGGAGAGAAACCGGTCCCAGTTAAAATATTAAAATATCAAGGGTTCAAAGGCAACCAGATCGAGAACCGATATTCTCAATGGGTCTGGCGGCAATATGCTTCTGCTTTCTGGGATGATGTACGATTAGACAGAACCCTTCCCCATAAAAACGGGAAAGACATGGAAGATGAAAAGCACGTTCACCCGCTTCAATTAGATGTAATTGAAAGAGCTTGTGTTATGTGGAGTAATCCCGGAGAAGTTGTGTTAACGCCGTTTGCTGGAGTTGGCAGTGAAGTATATGGATCACTTATAAATGATCGCAAGGCTGTAGGGATTGAACTAAAGCCTTCATATTATAGGCAGATGAGCCGCAATATTGAATTTATCGAGAAAACTTCCAAAAATGATCAGATGGAACTTATAATATAATTAGTAGCAAAAAACTTAAACCAGGAGGCAAGAAAATGAAAAACGCAATAGTAAAAATTAATCCAGCAGATTATGGATTAGAAGAATCGAAAGCCAGGTTGATTGAACAGGCATTTAAGCCGATGATTGATAAGATGGTTGAACTTGAAAAAGAGTATAACCAGATTATCAAACTTCCCCTCACCCCGGAAGCGTGCAATCAGGCACACGAATTAAGGCTTAAATACGTCAAGGTCCGAACCGGGACGGCAGTTATCCACAAAAAAGTTAAAGAATTTTATGTATCCGGCGGCCGGTTTGTTGACGGTTGGAAGAACTCTCAGTTGTTCGCATCCCAGGGGCTCGAAGAGAAGCTGAAAGGGATCGAAGATTATTATAAAAACATTGAGAAAGAGCGAATTGCAACATTGCAGGAAGAAAGATTTAATGCTCTCAATCCTTATAACCCCGGATTTACCCCGGAAACTCTTGGGGAAATGCAGGATGAAGTCTGGAGTAATTATTTTAATGGAGTAAAGCTGGCCTTTGAACAAAGACAGGCTGCGGAGAAAAAGGTTGAGGAAGAAAGAATCGCCCGGGAAAAAGCACAGGTAGATGAACGGAAACGTATCCGGGAAGAGAATGAACAGTTGAAAGTAGAGGCCGCGGAGCAGGAACGGGTTCAAGCGATTGAGCGGGAAAAACGAGAAAAAGCCGAGGCCGTCAGAAGAAGAAAAATGGAAAGAGAGCGCAAAGCATTCCAGGTCAAACTTGATAAAGAAATTAAAGCGCGTGAACGGTTGGAAGCGGCAAACCTCAAAAAGGTAGCGGCAGAAAAGGCGCTCAAGGCAGAAAAGAAGAAAGCCGCACTTGCCCCGGACGTTGAGAAGTTGAACAAATTGGCTGCAGATATACCCGATTATTTATTCCCGGCGTGCAAGTCAAAAGAGGCGAATAGAATAGTCGAGGAAGCATATAATCGGCTAGTAGCAATATCAGAATGGATTCTAGCCGAAACCAAAAATATGGAATAATGAATTCTGAAACCTATGAAGAACTGATTGAGTGGTTCTGCAATATGCCGCAGGCATTCAGACGACAGAATCAGGTACGAGCCGAAGTTTCGGAATTAAAAGTCGGCCCGAATGACTTGTGCCCTTGTAGGTCGGGAAAGAAATTTAAACGGTGTTGTGGGAGGTGATGAGATGATTACAGCAAAAGAAATTAGAGCATATCAAGCGAAGCATGGGGTGGGAATATCAGAAGCCAAAAAAACTTTAGAGAAGCAAGCAATGGTAAAAATTCTGGATATCATTGCGAGGGATATGGAAGAGGATACAAAGCACTTTGACAGTCGCCAGCCCTTCATTGGTAAAACTATTGTTGAATATTTAGGTGATCATGGTGCGGCTATCGCAGTCCTCGTAAAAATTGTAAAAACACTATTGAGATAAGGAGGTAGTGAGATGGAAACAAAGCTAGAAGCATTAAAAGATCTGCTCGAATTAATAGATTTAGATGATTTTTACCTGGTACATAATAAAATTCGTCGCGATGTTAAAGAAGGGATTGTATCGGTAGAATTTGAAAATGAGTATCGGGAAATGGTCGATGCGATAGTCGAAAACCGCAAAAGGGAGGTTAAATGAAGACTGCGAAGTTGGTTAAAAAGAATGTTTATGAATTACGGCCGCCGGTCAAGTTCAAGGTTGGTGGCAGGCGTCGGAAAGCTCGGTTTGTAGTAGTTATACAAAGCTCAGTAGATTTCGGTGTTCCACCACTGAATGTATTCCCATCTGACGAAAACGGACTTATTTTGGATACGGATCCGATTAAGTCAATGTCCGGTTGGCGGAGTTTCACGGTAGAAGAGACGCTTGAATTAGAGGGATACGTAATTGTTGAGAACAATAATCTGTACCCGTATTCCCCGATGAAGTCGATGGGGAACTTCGCGGATAATATCGATAGGGGGAGATAATGAAAAATATGATCCCGATAGACGATGCGATGCTGGGTTTGTATAGGGTAGTAGATTATTTTAATTTTCCTGAAAAGGCGAAGCTTGCCTTGGATGTTCTTGGCGCACTGGACGCCAACAATGACTCAACGATTAGCATGATTGATTTAGCCGAGGTGATCGGCATGGACGAAGACGTGTTTGAGCAGTACGTGGAAGAGGCACTGAAAAAAGAAGAAGCTGACCGGCACCGGTTGCTCGATGATGCAGCTGAGCAACGTATGAAGGATATAAAGTTTGCTAACGAACAGCGACGTAAAGCTTATTTTGCGCCGTTTTAAAAAATAAAATACTTCTT